GGCCAGCACGGAATCCAGGAACGGGCTTTTTGCGTCAAAGTTATAGTTGGGGGTGATGCTGCTGGCGCCCGAACCGCCGCCGCTGCTCCCTGTCTTGGCATCTAACCGTTCGATTTCATCAAACCCGGCCAGGCTCTTTGCAGCATCTTTCGCTGCCTTGGATGTTCCGTTCATGCCCTTAGCCGCGGCTTTGGCGGAGGATACCGTCTTGCCGGTCAGGAATGCCACCAGCTTGGCCAAATACGCGAACACAGTTGCTGCCGCATTTGCCAGCGCGGTCAGGGCGGGGGTCAGAATCTGAATCAAAGGCGCTGCAGCAGTAGCCGCAGCACCTTGCAGGTTGCCCAGGGCCTGACGCAGGGATGCGCTGGAAAGCAGGGCAGTGCCCATGTAGCTGGTCATCTGGCGCAGACCAGACGAGAGCAAGTTAAAAATTAGCGCACTGGAAGCAAGTCCGGCAATGCGGCGGGAAAACCGCCCCATGCTCTTTGTCATGGCGGACAACCTGGCCTGAATTGCTTTGAAGGGCTGTTGAATCGCTGCAGCCGAAAGACGAACGGCGTTTTTTACGCCCTGAACTGCGCGCGATGCGGCAATTTGTCGGCCTAACAGGGATTCAATGCGCCGGGATTGATGCTCAACCGCTAGGTTTTCGGTATCCATTTGCTGCAAAAGGGCATCGTGCTCTTCTTGCAGCTTTTCAAGCATGGGAACCTGGTCACGATATTCCTTGGATATCGCGCCAATTTTTTGCTGCTGCTGATCCAACGTGGCCCGCAGCTTATCACTGCGTTTAACGTCAGCAGGGGAGAAATCCAGCCCATTCTTTTGGTGCTGCAAGTCCATGGTAGTGTTTAATTTTTGCAGTTCGCGCGCGGTTTCGGCGGCTTCCTGCCGGGCACGCTTGAGATCATCGCCCAGGCTGGTATGCTTGGCACCTGCCTGCGCCAGTTGCTTGTCCAGCGCAGCAACCTGCTGGGCGGTGCTCTTGGCCTTGGCCTGCAGCTCTTTCAGCTCGGCATAGGCGCCTTTATTGTTGATTCTGGTATCCAGAATGATCGACCCATCGGCCAAGAACTACACCCCCAGACTTTTGAAAAATTCTTCTTCCGCGCTGGTCAGCTTGTGTTTGGGCAGGGTGACCAGATCGGGATTGTTGCGCACAAATTCCTGCTCGGCTTTGTCCAGCTTTTTGCCGTGCAGGCGCTTATTGCGGATGGAGACGACCTGCGCAAACTGGCCGTCCCCGATGCAGCCAAATGCCCCGATGAACTCCCACCAGTGCAGGTAGGCGCAGCGGCGGCAGCTGTAGCCCAGAACTTTGTCCACTGCCGGGGCCATGATGGCGGCGTCGGTGTCCCAGTCCACAAGGGCGGGCTTTGGCACGGCAGCTTCCACCGGCTTGCCGCAGTTGATAAACACCATGGCCGCCTGGGCTGCTGCACTCAAGTCCGGCAGGCGCTTCCAATCCGGGTACAGGATCTCCAGGCAGGCAAGGGTCTGTTCCTGCGGGCTCAGCTCCGGGTCACGCAGGGCGGAGATGGCATCCAGCACGGCGCGGTAGTCGCTGCGGATGGCAAACTCCTGCCCGCATACCGTCACGCTGGTGGGCAGCTTCCAGCCGCTCACTGCTGCTCCGGGGCCAGCCCGGCGGTGCTGCCCTGGTAGGCGTCCGCGTGCCTGGCAATGCGGGCCGCGCTGGCCTTGGCGGCGGCTTCCACCGCCTGGGTCAGCATCGGGGTGACGGCATCCAACACGGCTTCGGCCACCAGGCTGCCATCCTCGCAGAAAGCCAGGCTGGATACCCCGGCAAAGAATACATCCGATACCGGCGTGCCGAAGATGTAATCAAACCAGTGGCGCACCTGCCTGTCCCACTCCACCAGATCCTCGGGGCCGGTCACGGGCGCGGCCGTAATTTCGGCAATCTTGGCGCGGGCTTCCTCCATGCGACCGGCCAGGCCGATGTCAGAGGGGTTGAAGCGGATGGTGCCGATCAGGGTGCCGTCCGCATCCTTGACGTCATAGCTTTTTAAGCCGCGGTCAATGTTCAGCTCCATTGTTTATTCCTCCGTGAAGGTGGGCACGCCGGCCGCAATGGTGCAGGTGCCCAGCGTTTTGTTGTTGGACAGGTGTACGTTCATCGGCATGCCGACGTAATCGGAGCCGCCCAGGCTCTGGGGCACGATGGTGCAGCCGGTGTGCTTTTCCGCCGTGAAGGAGCCGGAAGCAGCCCCCAGGAAGCAGTGGACATGCAGCACATCAAACATGCTCAGCTCGCTTACGGCGTTGCGGCGCTCAATGTCCAGCAGCTTGGCGCTCAGCTTCTGGCCGCCGCGGATGGTGCAGGGGTCCAGGTCAAGCTCCGGCTTTGCGGCGCTCACGTTCACGTCCGTAATGCCCAGGATGTCGGTCACGGTGTCGGTGTCGTGGTTGTATTCCACGCTTGCGTCCTCAACGCCGCGGCCCAGCAGTTCCCAGGTCTCAGTACCGGAACCACCGACGTTCACAAAAATCATGTCCAGTTTGCGGTCAGCTTTTTGGCCGGCGGTCAGGTTGATAGCAGCTTCTGCCATGGTTATTCCTCCTCAAGATAGAGTTTGATTTGTAATTGATAGCGGGCCGCGTTGGCATCCGCCCCGGTGGGCACACCGGCGTTGGATGCCGTGATTTTGGTCACGCGGTACCCGCTGACAGCGGGATAGTTGTGGGTGCGCTCCTGCCCGCGAATCCAGGCGGAGAGCGCGGCGAAAAAATCAGCAGCGTCCAGGTTGGGCTTCAGCTCCCGCCCAAATGGCAGCTGTGCCACAAAGGTCAGGTTGTATTCGGCCAGGTCATACCCCAGCACGTCGGTGCGGTGGCTCTCGCTGGCCGTGCGCAGGGTGTATTCGGTCGGTTCTGCGCCCAGGTAGTTGGCGTTGAACAGGTCCTGCCTGTTGATCAGGGGGCACTGTGCGCGCATCCAGGCGCGGGTGGCATCCAGTACGTTCATTTTCCGGGTCTCCCTCCTGCCAGGGCGGCGGCTTCGCGGATGACGTCATCCTTGTGTTCGGCCATGGCTCGCTCAAACCAATAAGAGCCCCGATCCGGCGCGCCGTTGTAGGTCAGCGGGCGGCCGGTGGGGTACTTGTGAGGCGGGCTGAAAAAGCCTGCCAGCTCGCCGCCCTCAAAGATGGGAATGTTGGGGCCGTACACCTCGCCGTAGTACAGGTAGCGCGCATAGGGCGTGGCGTACACGATCATGCCGTCCCCGATGGCGCTTGCCGTGATGGCGCTGTGCTTGAGCGTACCGGTGCGGAATGGCACCTTGGGGTCACAATAGCGGATCACCGCTTCGTCCACCGCCTTCTGCACCCTCCCGCCCGGTGTCAGCCCCCGTTTTTCCAGGGCATCAGAAAGGGCGAAAAGGTCAAGGCGGGCATCATATTTCAGTCCCATCAGCTTGCCTCCACATACCAGTGCGGCGCGGGGTGGCCGCGGTTGTCATGCACGTCCAGCACGGTGGCGGTCACGGTGCCGCAGGTGATCTTGTCGCCGGGGGCAATGTCCAGCCCAGCGGGGGCGGCGCTTTCCGGGATGCGGCATTTGTACACCCGCGCCGCGTGCAGGCCGGTGGAATCCACGGCGGTCTTTGCCTGCCCGTACCAGCTCACACCGGTCAGGGTGGTTTCCTCGCTCACATCCCGGTCGGCATCGCCGTCATAGTGCAGGTGGGTCAGGGTCACGGTCTGGTCACAGCCGTACAAGGGCCGCACCTCCCATCCCGGCCCGCATAGCGCAGCGGATGGCTGCGCGGCAGGTAAATATCCGCGGCCGCCTGCATGTCTGCCATGTACTGTGCGGTCAGGGCGGCAGTGTTCAGCGTTTCGCTGTAGCCGTCTGTGTTAAAAGCTGCCAGGCCGGGGCGGCTGCGCTCATCGGCCTTGGCGGCCTGGTAGCGGGCGGCAACATCCGCCAGCGCGCAAGCCGCCAGCTTTACGGTATCATCCACCGGCGCCCCGCACTTCAGGCGGCCAAATGTGATGCTGTCCAGATAAGCGCAGGCTTCCCGCACGGCGGGCATCCACTGCCCCTGGGTGGTGATCAGGGTGCCGCAGTAGGTGCCCTGATAGTCGGTAAAATCAGCATACATGGCAGCCCCCTTACTTGGATGCAGGCAGGGTGACGGCAACCGGTACGGCGGCTGCGGCAACCGTTACGGTGCCGGTCTGCGGGCGGTAACCGTCTGCCTTGACGCTGTAGGGATATTCACCGGCGCGCAGGTGGAACACTGCGGTGCCGTCAGTGCCGGTCAGGCGGATGGAGCCGTTCACATTGACAGCTGCACCGGCAATGGCATTGGGGGAGCTTTCGGCATTATCCTTGACGGTAAAGGTCACAGTCTGGTCGGTGTAGGCGGTCGCGGCGTCAATGTAGGCAAAGGGCACGTTGACGCGGTTCTCGTTCATGCGGGTGGCGGGGTTCGGCATAGCCCAGCCCATGCGGAAGGTAACGCGCAGGGCAATCATGTCCTGCTGGGCCAGGTTGAAGATGATGTCCTTGGTGCTGGGGTCCTGGATCACGGCCTGGTCCAGGATCTTGACGTCCACATCCTGGCGGATGGCGTACACCAGCTGCTTAAAGTTGCCGGCCACCATGCGGGCAACGCTGGTATCAAAGCTGCCGTTCTCAGGGAAGTAGATCGGCGCGCCGTCCAGGGCATAGGGAGTGGTGCCCTGCATATCGCTCTTGTACAGGGGGTGGCCGTTGGTGTCCTTGATGCCGCGCAGGGACGCTTTGGCACCCATGGCAGCCACAACGCCGTCCACGGTGTAGCCTGCATCCTCCACCTTGGCAAACAGTCCGTTTTCGCCCAGCAGGGAATCATAGCTGATGCCGCCGGAAACGTTGTTGCCGGCCTGGCGGGCAACGGTGATAATGTCGTTCTGCCACTCTGCCGGGCGGTTGATGCCGAACAGAATGGCCTGGTCCACCCGCAGGCCGATGGCTTCGTTGACACGCGGGGTCACCTCGCCCAAGATGTCAAACTCAGCATCAGCCAGAACGGCTTCGGGGATGGGAACAATGACTGCCAGCTCACCGGCGGTCAGGTAGACGTTTTCCCACGCCTGGCGGGAAGTCTGCTTATAGCCGGTATCACCGTTGACCCAGTAGGCCAGCGGCAGCATGGAAAGCACCGGAATGCGGGTCTGCTTGCTGGTCATGTTGGGCAGCTTGCGGCCCAGCTGCATCACAACGCTCTGCTTGGGGGCATCCTGAAAAATGGTGCTGACAACCTGCTCACGGATGAGGGCTTCAGCGCGGGAACGATCAATAACATTGGGCATGGGTTATTCTCCTTTCATTTGCCAAACGCGGCACGGATCGCTGCGTTTGCTTCTTCGCGGCCGGTGGCAGCTGCCGGGGTGCCGGTAGCACTGGCCACAATGCGCGCGGGCTTGGTATCGGCGGCAAATGCACCGGGGTCATTTTCGCGGTAGGTCTTTACAAAGTCGTCAAAGCCCAGCAGGCTGTCCCCCTGCAGGGGCAGGTTCTTGGCGGCCAGGTCAGCCATAAATGCCTTTTTGGCGCTGGCGCTGGTAAAGTGCAGCCCGGCGGCTGCATTCTGGGCGGCATAGCCTGCCTGCAGCTCGGCCACTTTGGCGTCCGCCGCTTTCTGAGCATCGGCGGCTTTCTGCTGCCAGTCGGGGTCGTAGCCTTTCAGCTTGGTATTGGCTTCGTCCAGCTGGGTGCGGATGGCATCACGCTCGGCTTTGGCCGTCTCGGCGGCCTGCTTTTCGCGGTTCACGTCCGCGCCGTTCATGGCGAACACACGCTGCACCTGCTCATCATTCAGGCCAAGGGCTTTGAGTTCTTCGGTTTTCATGGGTGTTACCTCCTGTGTAGGGTGTCAGATAGGCGTTTTAAGGTGGTGGCCGTCACCGTCTGTGCGGCTGTTTCAGCCCTGCCGCAGCCGGGCAAAAGGGGATAAAAAGTGCCCGCTTGCCCCTCATGCAGGGCAGGCAGGCATAAAAATACCACGGTGCAGAATTTGCATCGTGGCTTCAATAATTTGTTGGCGCGGCCTTTACGGCACAATTTCAATGGCGGGCAAAACGTCCGTGTAAAAACATAGCCGGTACTGGTGCGGGCAGATGTAATTCACCTTGAACTGTTCCGGGCTGGTCACTGCGGTCAGCATGGCCAGCATCAAAACAAGCAGCTTCTTCATTGTATCCTCCTAAAAATGGGCATGAAAAAACCACGGTGCAGGTGCATCGTGGTTGAATGTTTAGGGGTTATTCAGGCAGTTCACCCAGTTTTTTCAGAATGTCGTAATATCCGCGCGCAGCCAGCTGAGAAGGTGGGGTGTTTCCGTCAAGCACAATATAACCTTCAGGCTCATCATACTGCGGGTCAATCGGGTGCTCTTTGAGATAGTTTTTCATATACTCAATCTTTTCCGGCGTAATAATGCACGCCATATTGCTGCACCTCCTCAAAAAATGCGTTCATGAGATTCCAAACTTGCTCATTAGTTTTTGCTTTGTCTGCGGCATCACTCAATTCTGACGCGGCCAACTGAAGAGCTATTTCATTGGTATTTGCAGTACGCTCGATTGCAAAAATGTTTCCGTCATTGCCCACCGCAGTAAGCAGCTTGAGTGATGTATGTTTAGCAAAGGCGCGTAAATCATCAGGTGAAAATGTCAGCCCGCTGGGGTGCGAGTGCATTACAATGCAGTCAACATTTGGAACCTTGATCTTTACAGGCGTTCCCGGTTCAGAACTTTCCTTGTAACCGCCCAGCGGCTGCATATCCAGCCCATAGCAGCGGGCCTTTTCTGTTCCAAGCGGAACTTTCCGGGCTTCCAACAGTAGCCGCTTGTGGGCGTTGGCAAGGGCACGGCTGCCCGCGGCGTCCAGCGTCTCACAGGCAAACGGCTGAATATGCTGAATGCTTTGGGCAGTGATCTCTTTATATCCCAGGCTGATTTCTTTCAGTATAGCATTGTTTTGGGCGGATTGCAAGGCACTTGCCGCCGCATCCGCCTGTTTCGCCTCCCTTTGCCCAAAGCCCGGCACCTCCGCCCTTGCGCCGTCCAGCCGCTCCCCGGTTTCCTCCAGGAAGGCACTCAGCTGCTGCCGGGCGGCTTTCAGTTTGGCGGCGCTTTGGCTGGCATCCACCCCGGCGGCGGTTTCGGCCAGGTAACGGCGCTTGTACCGGCGCACCCTGCGTTCCAGCGCCCGCTGCATCTGGGTGATCTCGTACCGGGTGTACAGCCCGCCGCCGTAGGGAATATTGCGGGCATCCAGCTCAGCCAGGCGTTCATCCGTGTAATTGCGGACAGATACGCCGGGATAGAACGGGTAAAAGTTGTGGCGGCAGTTCCAGCCGCACAGGCCGGGGCCGGTGCCGTAACCGGTAGCGGTCTCAAAATCCTCGTACCGCTCACCGTCCTGCACCTCAGCACCGCCGCGGTGGTAGACCCGGCCCTGCCACACCGCATGGGTGGGGCGGGCCCCCTCGTGGGCGGTCACCTCCACAAACTCGCAGTCCATCTCTTCCATGCGGGCCAGTTGCAATTTCGCACAGGTCTGGTTTACGCCGGTCAGCACGGCCCGGCGGGCGGCTACTTCCAGCGTGTCAGTGTGGCCGCTGGGGTAGGTGATGTACGGCATGGTGTCCGCCAGGTCATCCACCGTGCGGCGGATGGCGGTGTTGTAATCCATGGCCCCGGTGCTGATCAGCCCCCACGCGCGGGAAAGCCGGTCCTCAAACGCGCCGGTTACCGTGTTGGCGGTGGTGGCCGTCAGGTTCTGCCAGGTGCCGCAGGTCTGGCGGTACCCGGCATTCAGCAGGTTCAGCAGGGCAGGGGACTGGTTGACCGGCGGCGGGTCCAGCCCGGCAGCCGTATAAACGGCATCGTCCGCGGCCAGGGTCTGTGCCCCGGAGGTTTCCAGCAGCCGCTTGATCTCCGCCCGGCTTTTGCCGGTGTACTTCGCCAGCGTGGCAACGGTGTTGCTGCGCACGGCGCGGGTTTCGGCCAGCCGCCATGCCTGCCATATGGCCGTTGGGGTCAGCGGGTCCAGTTCGTCCATCTTTTTGATGCGCCGGGCAATGTCCTGCAAAATGTCGTCTTCCACCTGCTGCCACAGCTGCACAAAGCGGCGGGGCAGGGCATCCAGCTGGTCAGGGGTCAGCATGGGGCATCACCTCACGGGGCAAAAGTCAGGGCTTCGTCGGCGTTGTTCTCGGCGCTGGTTTCAGCCGCAATCTGGGCGGCTTCCTCCTGGCTGTAGCCCTCAAACTCGGTCAGGTAGCGCTGCATGGGGAACTTGCCCGCCTGCACATACTGCCAGAACAGCTGCTTGCGCTCGCCGGGGTCATTTACAATGCTGTCGTCCCAGTTGTACACGGCGGTGTAACTGCCTGCGGGGGCCAGCTGGTACAGGTCGGCATAGGCGTTCATCGCGTACAGCAGGTCATCCAGCGCCACCTGCAGCGCGTGCTGAATGCTTTTTACGGTGGAGTAGCTGCGCTGCTTGCTTGCCATGATCTCGGTGGCGGTCTTGTCCACATTCTGGGGGTCGCTCAGGGTGCCATAGGCAAGGCCGCACTGGAACTCGATCCGCTTCAAAATGCCGTCAAGCCCGCGCAGATAGGCTTCATCCCGCAGGGCGGGTGCAAACACATTGAACAGCGTCTGTTCGCCCACATTGACGGTCATGCAGCCGCGGTACAGCCGACCGCTGCGCTGGTCCATCTGGAACCCACCGTCCCCGGTGGGGCGCAGGGCCGCAGCGTCCACATCAATGGCAAGCTGGCCGCCCTCGTACTCCCACAGCAGGCGGCCAAACTGTTCGTCGGCATCGTGGATGGTATCCACAGCGGGGGCGTAAACGCTGGCCCCCAGCGGGCTGTGCCGGTCATTGCGGTTGGCAAGGGGAATGCGGAAGTAGGCGAATAACGGCCGCTCCACCTCAATGCGCACCTCCGGCGTAATGTCGGCCCACTCCGGAACATCGGCCAGCGGGATCTCGTGCCCCAGGCTGGCCGTGCTGGAACTGGCAAACGCCTTGTTTTGGATGGTCTGCACCCCGGCGGCGTATTCGTGCCGCTCAAGGCGGGTGTAGATCGTGTTTTTGCGTTTGAGCTGCTCGGAGAAGATTGCCCCGGTCAGGCGGCCGGTGGTGTCAAAGGTGGTGGGAAAAAAGCAGTCCCCCTGCACCACATCCACCAGCAGCCGGTCACCGGAAACATAGGGCTTGAACACTGCCCCACCCAGCGCGCAGGCAATCTCGGTGTAGTTGGGCAGCTTGTCCAGAAACGGGGCCAGCTGCTCTGCCAGATAGTCCGCCCGCGGGGAGCCGGACAGGCTGACTTTCAGCTCCATCGTGACCAGCCGGGCGAACTCTCGCGCCACGCTGGCCGCAATGTGCAGGCTGTGCAGGTCGTTTTTGGCCGTGCACCAGGGGCCGCCCGTCTCGTACATCTGGGCCCACAAGGCAAGGGCATTTTCCATCTGGCCGGACAGGATAATGTCATTTGCGCCGGGGGCATCGCCAAACAGCGTGCCAATCTGGGCACGCAGCCAGCGCAAAAGCTTTTGGAACATCTTCACTTCCTCCAATCCGCCCAGCGGTATTCGCGGGCCAGCACGGTATAACAAAAATAACGGATGTCGTCCATGGCGTGGTCGTTCTCCTTGATGACGGCATCCTGCGGGGCCTTGTCGTCCCAGCAGTAGGTTTTGAACTCCCGCAGGGCATCTGTGCAGCTTTCGTGGATCTGCACCCGCCCGGCTTGCAGTAAGCTGGCCGTGACCCGAATGCCGTCCAGCACATCGTTGGCGGCAGCCCGCACCATGTACCGCCCATGGCGGCGAATGGTCTCAATGAAAGACGCGGCGGAGGGGTCCACCACCACTTCCTGCACATAGTAACCGCGGGTCAGCTCTTCCAGCGCGGCGTAATGTTCTTCATCGGTGCGCTGGTGCTGGACCTCGCGGGAGTTGTAGTAACTTTCCTTGATGCGCACTGCCCGGTTGGCCTGCACGCACCACAGCCCCATGCTGCACGGGTTGTGGGTGCCGTAGTCGATCGAGACAAAAAAGCGGCCATCCATCCCGGCGGTCGGCCCGCGCAGCAGGTAGGCATCCGGGTTGGCCGCCACAAAGGGGTAAACCAGACCTTCGGCCGCCACCCAGCGCCCGCGGATGTACCGCTCATAAAACACGCCGGTGTACTGCGCCCGGTACCGCGCCTTGATCGGCTCGGACAAGCTCAGGTTGTCATCCATCGTAAAGTGCAGGTACAGCAGGTTCTTGGCGCGGGCCTGCAAAATCCAGCTTTTGTAGAACCAGTGCTCCGGCCCCTCCGGGTTGCAGTTGAACCAGAACTTGGAACCGTCCACAGAACAGCGGGCGGTGGCCTGGTTTACAAAGCTTTCCGGCATCAGGGCAACTTCGTCAAACAGCGCACCTGCCAGCGTAATGCCCTGGATCAGGTCCTGGCTGCCCTCGTCCTTGCCGCCGAACAGGTAGTAATAGTTGGTCACGGTCCCGCGGGTCACAATCAGCAAATTGTCGCCCCGGCGCTCGGCGGCGGTGTAGCCGCGGGCGGTCAGCATCTGCTTGAGCACCCCCACTACGTTGCGCCGCAGGCTGGCAATGGTCTTGCCGCACAGGGCAAAGTTCTGGCCGTTAAAGCGCGCCATGCCCCACAGCACAAAACTGAGGGAGAGCGAAACAGTTTTGCCGGAACGGATGGATCCGTCCGCGATCAGCCCGTCCGCCGCCTGCACGGGGGAGGTGCTGCACCACCAGGTCAGTACCTGCTTTTGGCGGCGGCTGAACGGCCGGAACCGGAACGCGGCAGGCTTAACCGGGTTCATCCGCACCATCCTTCCAGGCTTCGGGCGCCTGCTGCTGCATTGCGGTCAAAAAGCCGTCATCAGCGGGCGGGGGTGGTGCTTCGGCGGGCTTGTCGTTCCAGCCAAAGTTGCAGCGCAGGCTGAACTGCGCGCCGTTGGTGCCGTCCCGGTCAAACAGGCGTTCTTCGGCGTATGCTTCGCACTGGGCCTTCGCGCGCGTAATCGTGGTGCAAAATTCCTTTTTGCCCTGGTAGGCGTTCAGGTCCCGGCGGCAGGAAAACCCCAGCGCCAGGGCCAGCCCGCTTACCGTCGGTGGTTTGGCATCCACAATAATGGGCAGGCCGTATTTGTCCAGGAACGGCTTGCCGGTATCCGGGTTCATCAGGGGGTGCCCCTTGCAAGCGGTGAAATAGGCATCAATTTTGCCTTGGATCTCTTCCACGCTCTTGTACTTCGGGGGCCGCCCAACCGGGTTGCGTTTGTATGCCATGTTTCACCGCCTTTCTGCAATAAAATACCCCGCCGGGTTGGGGCGGGGTGGAATATTAAAGAACCCCGGCACGCACGGACAAAAGGAAAGAGAGTAAAGTGTGTGAGCCTTTGCCGGGTGCCGGGGAGTGGGGCCGCACAAGGGCCTTGCACCCTTGCTGTGCCGTTGCTTGGGAACACAGCGCCCCTGCCAAAGGGCCGGCTGTGCGGCATAAAAACAGCCAGGCGGGGCATGGCCGTCTGGCTGAAATGGGGAGGATAAAATGACAATACAAAAGCCGTAAGGCGGTCGCCCCGTTCCTTACGGCTTTTGATACTACCAGTATAGCATGTTTAAGTATCACATTCTATCACAAGTTTGGCTACTGCGGCCCTGTGGCACCTGCAAACGTGCTGGTACTTGTAGTGCATCTCAACGGCGATTTCTTCCCATCGCTGCCCCAGCAGATACCGCCGCCGCAGAATCTCATAGTCGCGGGCGTTGGTGACTTGTTCCAGCGCGGCGACGATCTCGCGCCGAATCGCACCGCAGACGTTGATCTGGGCTTTCAGTTCCTGCTGAGCCTGCACGATGCTCTCGACAGCGCGCAGCAAGCTCTGGCCGTCACCGGGGCCGCTCGGCATACCTGTTAGAGCTGGTGTGACCTTGCAGGCGCGGCTGTGCAGCTGTTCAAGTTCCGCGGCCAACTCGCGCTCCCGGTGCAAGCTTTGCTGGTAGCGGCGCAGCCAGGCGACTTTCTCTTCATAGGTCATGGCATCACCCCTTCCGCGGCTCATGCAGGGCTACATAGCAGCCATAGGTCTTGCCTTCGGCGCGGGCGGCGCGCTCCACGCGGGCGGCGCGCTCCACGCGGGCGATCTCGCTCATGGCACGTTTGCTGCGCTGTTTGGCCCGGTTGATGATGGCATCGTCGCTGCGCACCAGCGGGGCACAGGCTTTGCAGTAGCGCTGGCTGCAATAGGCGTGCAGCATCATTTTGCCGCAGCGGGCGCAGGGCTTATCGGAATATTTCGGCATCAATCCTCACCTCCATGCGTGTGATCCATGTAGATCTTCGGTTCGTCGTCCTCGTCCAGGTGGGCGGCGGCTTTTCCGGCGCAGAGCCCGGCGGTGTAGGCGGCGGCCAGCAGCGCGGCCAGAACAGCGCTGCCGATGATCGAAAGCAGAATGTCCATCAATCGCGCCACCTTTCGCCGCGGCTGCAAAAATCGCTTGGCGTGTTGCGGCCATACAATGGGCACTGGACAGTGGCCCAGTAGCGGCAGCGCCCACACCGCGGCAGGCCCAGCCGCCGCAGGTGCATGGCGCGGGTGATGCGCAGCCCGCACCACAACAGCCCACAGATCAGCATGCCGCCCGCAAAGAGCACGCAGGGGGCCGCAAGAAACACAAGGGCCAGGCATTGGATGATGTAGAGACAGTTGGAATCAAAGACAGGCATCCGCCCCACCTCCCAACAGCCGCAATGCTTTGCGGATGACGGCACATCCATGCCCATACACAAAACAATTATGTTCCAGCCCGCAGCCAAGGCAGGCTTCGGGGCGGCGCTCAATGGCCAGGCGGTGCAGCTGGCGCAATTCTTCCGGCGTCATCCGTTCGGCAGGGATGCACCGGCTGTTTTCCGCATCGAACCGCATGCCGCTTGAAACAGGCATCATAATTCCACCACCTTGATGAAAATGCCGGGGGTATCGGCCCAGAACTTTTCGACCACCTCGCTGCACACGAATGCGTCATCGCGCCAGAAGTGCAGGCGGGTCATTTCGTCTTTCAGGGCTTTTTCCAGGTTGTCGGTATCGGGCTTGGTGGTGCGCCACTCGCCGTCATTGTGGCGGCCGTCGGTGGGAAACAGCCACTTGACCAACAGCCGCACCGGGCCGCTGCAGGGGGTAGGCGGTGCATAAGGGGCCAGGTAGGCGTGCAGCTTGGCACGGGTGGCTTTCAGCTCCGGGCTGTCGTGCAGCACGGCGCAGGGCTTGCCGCCGCGCATAAAGGCATGCAGCTGCTTGGCATTGTGGGTTGTGGTGGGCGGCTGCATGGGAATAAAAAATTGCATGTATTTTCACCTCGTTCTTTTTTTGTGGCCAACGTGTTGGGGTGGGTTCCCGGAGGGATGGGGGCTGTGTACGCCCCATCCTCTGGGATACCCCAACACACGGACGGATTTTTACTATATATATAAGGCTATTTTCCGTCCGTATTTGGTACGGATAGCGGCTATTTTCCGAAATACGGAAGTTCGGACGGATTTGTGATAGCGGCTATTTTCCGTGAAATATAAGAAATATTATCCGTTGCTTCCGGGCTCTTTCAGCCCCACGCTGGTGCCATCAATCCAAAATCCGCCGTCGGATTTCAGGCGTCGGCGCACGGTATCGGGCTTCAGGTTCAGGTATTCAGCCATGCTGTAAATGGTCACTTTACCATCCATGGTGCAGGCTTCAAAGGCGGTGCGCAGTTCGGCACGCTTGCTTTTGGCGGCAGTATCTTTGTCTCCCCAGCGCTTTGCGGCACCGCGGGAGCCAAGCTGCTTGTAATCGCTTTCTGGCTGCAGGTCCTCCAGCAGGCCGCTGTCCAGCTTGTGTACGGGATAGTCGAACCAGAGGTTGACCGGGTCAAAACGGGCAAACTCGCGCAGAGTGCCCTCAATGCGCCAGGCGGTCATGGCATCGGCGCGCTTGATGGCAGCCGCGGTGTCTGCATCCAGGCGGCGCAGATCGGGCAGCGGCAGGTGTTCCTTGGCAATGGCCAGCATCCGGCTGCGGCTCAGGGCATCGTCCGGGCCGTAAGCATCGGCATGGCCGCGGGCATCCAGCAGGGCTTTGGCTGCGGCGCAGGCCGCTTTGTTGTGCAGCTGCTCCCGGATGGCATCGGTGGGGACCAGCTCGGTCATATCCAGCATGGCATCCGGGTCACGGGCAAACACACCGGAGCCGGAAGCACGGTCCATGCTGCGCTTGCCGCCCTGCGCGCCCTTGCTGTGGTGGTGGCAGTAGATGACGGCACAGTCCAGTTCCCGGCAGACCAGGTCAAACTGGTTGCAGAACTTGGCCATCTGGTCAGCGCTGTTTTCATCGCCGGTGATGACTTTATAGATCGGGTCCAGCACAACGGCCAGGTAGCCTTTCTTGGCAGCCCGGCGGATCAGGCGGGGAGCCAGCTTATCCATGGGGACGGAGGCACCGCGCAGGTTCCAGATGTCGATGTTGGCAAGGTTCCGGGGCGGCAGGTGCAAAGCTTCGTATACATCTTTGAAGCGGTGCAGGCAGCTGGCGCGGTCCAGTTCCAGATTGATATAAAGCACCTTGCCCTGCGCACAGGCAAAGCGGCCAAGCCAGGGGGCACCCTCGGCAAGGCAGATGCACAGTTCGATCAGGGCAAAGCTTTTGCCCGCTTTGCTGGGCCCGGCCAGCAGCATTTTGTGACCCTGGCGCAGCACTCCTTCAATCAGGGCATCTGCCAGCGGGGGCAGGCTGGCCCAGTCATCGGCAAGATTTTCGGTATCGGGCAGGTCGTCCGTGCAGGCTTCAAACCAGTCTTTCCATTCCTCCCAGCAGGATTTGCCGGTGTTGGTTTCCAGCAGGTACTGCTTTTTGCCGCCGCGCAGGATGCCCGGCATGCGGGATAGGCGGGCAGGGTTGCGGTTGGCTTCGTCCAGCGTCAGGCCGTTTTTCTTGCAGGCAGCGTACAGGTAGTCAACCCGGCGGCGGTACTCGGTATAATCCGGCGCGCCGACCCGCACAATGGCGTGCAGGCTTTTGCTGCCGCTGTACACCAGGGCCGCGCAGGGCAGTTCCAGTTGGCGGATAATGGCCTGCTGCTTTTCCAGCTCCATGTTGTCGCATTCCACCAGGGCATAGCGGTAGTCGGTCACATTGTTGTTGCTGCGGCCGCCCTCCACGGGGTTGAAGCAGATCCAGGCACCGGCGGCGGGGTTGTAATCGCCCACCACAGCGCCGATGTCCCCGCCGCAGCGGGCAAGCTCGTCCATCAGCTGACCGGCGGTGCGGTCCCAGCAGCCTTTTGTGGGGGCATAGCGGTCATCCCGCAGGTAGCTTTCGGTCACATAGGCCACATGGTCCTCCGGCTCAAACAGGGCTTGCAGGTAGCGGCGCAGCTGGTCGGCGGGGTCCCATTGTTCGGGGATGTTCAGCTCCTGCACATCCAGCCAGCGGGTATCCACCACAACGCCGTCCGGCCGGGTGCCGGGGGCGCAGATCGCGTCGTTCCAGTCCAGCTCATGCCCGGCGGGGCCCGGCCAGCCGTGATTGCGTGCCAGGGCGAAAATGCTGTTCTCGGTGATCGGTTTGGGATTGCCGCGGAAACTTTCCCACTTGCGGGCACATTCGCCCTTGTGGTACCGGCTGCCATCGCGGGAGCTCCATTGCTCCCATGCGGTAACAGGGAACCCGGCTTCTTTCAGCCCCATACCCACCGTGACCCATTCCTCATAGGTCAAGTTTGCCGGGGAGATAAAGTCCAAGGCTTCCTTGAGATCATTTGCATTGTCCATTCCGTTTACCATCCGAAGTCAAAGATTGGGGTTGTTTCCGCAGAGGGCATATAGGTCTTTGGGTCCACGCCCTTGGGGGTGCCGCGCCAGCCGCAGGCGGCGATACGGTCGATCATGTGCTTGGCAGCGTTGAAGCTCCAGGTGCCCACATGCTGGAAGCCGTATTTTTCCAGGCAGCGGATCTGCTTGGGGGTGGTTAATCCCTCATTCCGGCGCTTGTTCAGCCGGTCCAGCAGCAGGGATGCTTTGCCGGCGGATTCCACCGCGTCAGGGCAGATGCCCTGCTTTTCCAGCGCGGCGGTTTGCTCGGCGCTGGGGGGACCGGCTTCCCACCCAAAGGCGGGCACATAACCGGCCAGATCCTCAGCTTGGATGCTCATTTCGTATTGCAGCGGGTCAACCAGGCGGGCGCGCTTGCGGCGCTGTTCTTCCAGCTGCTTGGCAAGGGCTTCCTCCCGCTGGGCCACCACATCTTCGGCGGCCTGCCGGGCGGCTTCCTCCACGTCCTCCGGGCAGGCGGCGGCAGCCAGGTTATCGGTCATCTGCTGGGCAACGGCGTGGTCCTCGCACACAAGGTCGGCCGGGCGGCAGAGCTCGTGGCGGTCGGTCAGCCAGAGGAAATCCAGGAGCAGCAGGTCCTTTTTGCCTTTGTGCAGGCGGGTGCCGCGGCCCACCATCTGGCTGTACAGGCTGCGCACCTTGGTGGGGCGCAACACCACAACGCAGTCCACACTGGGGCAGTCCCAGCCTTCGGTCAGCAGCATGCTGTTGCACAGCACGTTGTAGGTTCCGGCGTCAAAATCTGCCAGGACCTGGGCGCGGTCGGTGCTCTGGCCGTTGACCTCGGCAGCATGGAATCCGTGGCGGTTCAGGGTATCCCGGAATTTCTGGCTGGTTTTGATCAGCGGCAGAAAAACAACGGTTTTGCGCCCCTTGCAGTAGTGCGCCATCTCGGCGGCGATCTGGTCCAGATAAGGGTCCAGGGCACTGCCCAGCTCGCCCACGGCATAGTCCCCGCCGGACATGCCCACGGTGGAGATGTCCAGCCTGAGGGGGATGGTCTGCGCCATAATGCGGCACAGAAAGCCGTCTCGGATGGCATCGGTGAGTTTGTACTCATAGGCCAGGCTGTCGAACACCTCGCCCAGATTGCGCAGGTCGCCGCGGTCCGGCGTGGCCGTTACGCCCAGGACCTTGGCCGCGGGGAACCAGTCCAGAATGCGGCGGTAGCCGTCGGTCACGGCATGGTGGGCTTCGTCAATGATGATGGTGCTGAAATAATTGTGGGGGAACTTTTCCAGCCGCGGGGGGCGCTGCAAGCTTTGCACGCTGCCAACGGCAACGCGGTACCAGCTGGCCAGGCAGGATTGTTCGGCTTTTTCCACCGCGCAGCCCAGGCCGGTTGATTTTTGCAGCTTGTCGGCGGCTTGTTCCAGCAGTTCGCCGCGGTGGGCCAGGATCAGCACCCGGTCCCCGGCGCGCACCTGGTCTTCGGCCACGGCAGCAAACACAATGGTTTTGCCGGTGCCGGTGGGCAGCACCAGCAGCGTGCGCAGCCGCCCCTGTTCCCACTCGGTATGGATCTGTTCTTTCGCCCGCTGCTGATAGGGGCGGAGGGGGAGAGAGTTTGTGTTGGGCATAAGTATCCTTTCCGTGTTAGTGAGGAGTTAGGAGTGAGGAGTTAGGAGTTGAAGAAGCGGCTTGCGCCGCAATTTTGAAATTATGAAAAGCCTGATATTCAAACCGTGCGCGTTAGCGCACACCATAAACTCCTAACTTCTACTTCCTACCTCCTAACTTAAAAAGCTCCCTGCTTCCACCCGGTGCTGGGTGCGGCGGTGGGTTCGGGGCGGGGCAGGAACTTTTCAATCTCGTTGGCCTGCCCGGTCTCACCGGCGTGGGGGCCGCTCTGCTTGGTGTATTCCCGCACGCCCAGGCGGCACATGCCCTGCGCACCGACAATTTCGTTCCAGCGGGGGCGGAACGTCTCGCCGCGCTTGCACTGGCCGATGCTCTCAAAAAAGGCGCCCAGCAGGCCCTGGGTCTTGGTGTGCAGGTACAGGCGGTGGGTGACGGTGGTTTCGCCTTTATCGCCGCCATGGATGGTAATGGTCAGCTTGGCCATGCTGCAGGGCGGCAGCTTGGCGCTGCCCTCATAGCGGGCACGCTCAAAGCTCTGCACGGTAAACAGGTAATCGCCCGCAGGCAGCAGCACAAATTCCCGCTGTTCGTTGGTAACCTCGCTGTCCCAGTCCAGGGCAGCATCCGGCATGTTGTTCATATATTCAGCCATGGGTAAATCTCCTTTGTATTAAAATTTGTTGAGGCAACACCGCACAATTCCCGCCTAGCGGCTTAAGCACCGCTCCGGCGGCTGCGGCACGGCATCTGCGTTGCCAAAATGCTCGATAATGTCGGGTTGCGGTACC